TCTGAGTTGTAGAGTAGACATATAAACATCTAGGTGTTATGATGGGGTGCGACGGCACCCCTTTTTAATGTTCAAAAGGATTCTACTTTCTCCTGTCACTCACTTCAATATCTTAATTATAGGATTTTTTATTTTTGTTGGTGTGATGCACAATAACTATCATCATCGTATGGATGAAGATGTTCATGGTTATGTGAGAAAATTTTGTGAGAAAAATCTTGAGAAATGTCAGGATATCGTAGAAGGAGATGACTATTAAGTGTAAATCACTACAGAGGAACCCTTGACAGGGTTCCTTTTTTATTGTTTGGTAACAACGATTACTGAGGGCGTATTTATAAGGGGTTGACAGAAATCGTTACATTACTATATAATATGTAAAGTAATGCAACACAAGGTAATGACTGTATCACGTTCCAACACCGTGACAACTGAAGATGGAGGCCGCACTAACCTGTGGGCTACCGAACCCCGTATGTACATCTCCCAAACTGACGCTGAGCGTTATGGATATGAGACTCACGCTGAGAAAGCAGAGAAACTAAATGGACGCACTGCTATGCTTGGATTTATTGCTGCTGTTATTTCTTATGCTACTTCCGGTAGTGTATTTTTCTTTGGTGTCTTCGGATTCTGATGACTGAAATTATTTTTACCGTAACGACAGTTGCTTTCTTCTGTCTTCTCGGTTACAGTGTTGAACAACTCTCTGAAACTTACTGATGGAAAACTCCCTTATTGAAATTCTAACTTATTATGTGATCGGTGGTGCCCTTTTGATTGGTGCCCCAGGAGTATTCTTTTTTATTGCATTCATGCCTGCCCTTCAGAATACGAAAGGTCGTATGGTAGGTTATAAGGACCACAAAACCTATGGTGACATCTCATCATATGAGAACTCACCTACAGATAACACAAAATTCTATCTTACTTTAAACTCATGAACGAAAAAGCAGAACGTATTAATGGTTGGGCAGCAATGATCGGTGTGATCGCTGCCATGGGTAGTTACGCCACCACTGGACAAATCATCCCAGGTTTGTGGTGAACGACATGTTAGTCATAGCAGCTTCCATGATCGGAGGGTTTATATTTGCAGCCCTGTTGAGTGATGGAAACTTTGATGATGACGATGGTCCAGGTGGAGGTCTGATGCAACCAAACTATGCATCTCCTAACGCATGAGATCATGATTTATAACTGGACCTTACTTCAAACACTTATCTTTATTATCACCCCTTTCTTTGTAATGCTTGCTTTGTCAAGTGATGATAAGGATGATGGCGGACCACCAGATGGAGGGATGATGACACCAGTTTATGCACCGTCCCCATCTGCTTGACGCACACAACTTAATACTCTATAATAATGGGGCAAACAAACGCCCCTTTTTTTATGCTTGCTACAATTCTTGCTTTGACGGCAATCGATTACGATCACCTAGCAAGGACGATTCAGGTCGAAGCAGCGAAGGGAACGATGGATGAATACTGTGTAGCTGTATCCGTCCTGAACCGTGTTCGTTCCCCGCATTACCCCAATACAGTTGCTAGTGTAGTGTATGCCCCTGGACAATATGAGGGTTTCACCAAATGGCGACCAGTTGCTAACCCTGCCCTTGTAAATAGACTTAAGTCTGTAGAAGGTCGTAAGAACCTTCTAAAGGCATACAGTATCATCGGTGATCGAACTGACTTCAAAGGTCAAAGTCAACTCAGACACAGGGTTGCATCTGAAGACCCGATGTGTCATACTAAAGGAAACTTCTACCACTACTTCTGGCAGACATGATCAAACAAATCATCAATAAACTTTTTTCTCAAAAAATCTCCGAGGAAGACATCGAGTGCGCTATTGATGAAAACACTATAGAGTGTAATCATTTGGATGATGATCAGGAAAAAGCATACGTTGGTGTCCCTGCTCCTATCTTGAATCCCATCGATGAGTGGTTTGCATCTCCGTATGGGTGTCCTCCTGCTATTACTGAAAAACAAGAAGATTACATGGCACAAGAAGCAGAGATCAAGAAACAAGAGGCAGAGAACCGTCAGTATTGGACGAAGGAATCTCCTAACATCCATCAAGAGATGTATGATCTAGCAACCAAGAGTGGTGCCACAACTATTCAACTTGATCCCATCGGTGGGTCTGAGAACTTCCAAGGGGGTTCAGAAAATGTCCATCGATGATTGGCGATATAGTGACGAGAAACTAAAACTTCGTCAACAAGCACTTACCATTCTTCTTTCAAAGTTTGGTGGTGAACTTGACAGAACCAGAAAATCAAAGTATACTAATCAATCTATATACGAGTGTGCCCATGACTGGGTATCACAAGGCAATGTAAATTGTAATGGCATTGTCGCATACTACGAGGCATACTATCATGCAAAAAGTTATTAATGTTTTAGCAGTTTTATCATTTGTGGGAACTGCGGGTATCATCGGTGGAGGAACGGTTGTTTATCTTCGTCGAGATGCTATTGTTGAACAAGTAAAAGAAAACGTTGCTAAGGCAGCAACAGAGGCAATCGCAGGAGCACTTCCAGGAATGATGGATGCTGCTATGCCTGAACTTCCTAGTGCCACTGGTGGTGCTATTGCTCCAACAGGTGGTGCTGCTCTTCCTTTTTGATGATCTCTAATGAAAAAAATTTTTACGTCCCTGGTTGCTGCGGTAGCGGTTGCCCTACCTGCCCTTTCCGCCCCAAACCACGACTCTAAAATTACCAAGGGTTTCTATACTAATGATTCTATGGGGTGTATGTTACTTCGGGAATGTACCGATGGAGTCGAACAAATCAATAACCTTTTGGATATTAGTCACCATTATCCCAACACTGCTGATTTTACTCCTATTGCTACTGAATTCAACATCATGCTTAGTTCCCTTGCGAGGGTCGGAGTTAAGGTGTTTCTAGCAGATGAGAAATATTTTCCAGTAGGGCACCGTGGCGTGTATCATACTGTCGGTAATAATTTCTTTCTCAACAAATCATTCATGCATCGTCCTAGTGTATTGATGAGTGTGATGCGACATGAAGGATGGCACGCTGCACAAGACTGTATGGCAGGCACGATTGATAATAGTTTGATTGCTATCATTATGCCTGAAGAGTCTGTGCCACCTTTCTGGAGAGAGATGGTAGAAAAAACGTATCCAGAACATGCTGTTCCTTGGGAAGCAGAAGCAACATGGGCAGGTAAGACTGAAGGTATGACTGCCGATGCTCTGAATGCTTGTGCTTCTGGTCAAATGTGGAATGAGTATGAACCCACTCCACTAACACGAAAGTATCTGGTTGAAGAGGGTTACATCTCTAAATAGAGTTGCCTTTGCTGGTGACTCATGCCTGAAGAAGTAAAGAAGGAAGAAGTAAAGAAGAAAGGTCCCCTTGGTAGACTTAAAGATAAAGTTGAGGATGCTGATGAGCAATTAGCAGTTCTTAGTACACTTGTAAGACTTGGTATTCTTGTTTGGTCTGGTGGTATTCTTACTCTTAATTACGTAACGATCCCTGGATTGCCACAGCAGAAGATCGATCCGACCTTCATAGCCAGTGTCTTCACTGGGGTTTTAGCTACGTTCGGGGTTCAGACAGCGAAGAAGTCTGGTGATGGCACCATGAAGATGAATGGAAATGGTGCTGCTGCCGGTGCTGGTGGTGGAATTACCAAAGCAGATCTTGAAAAACTGATCGCTGCTGCTTCTCAAACTGCACCTTCTCAAACCATTAGGGTTGAGCAAGGACCAATCAAAATCGTAACAGACTCAGATCAACCTCCATACAAGATGTGATATGAAACCTTACCTCAAGTGGACTGCCATTAGTATTGGTAGTGTCGTAGCAATCGCACACATCGGTGTGTTGGGACATTTGGTTAGAAGAGAACCTAGCATTCAGGTTCCGACCATTAACATTCCACGCGGCACACCGTACTCTTCTTATAAGATAGAGGCAGGTAAAGATGGTTATAGTATTGAATATAAAGCGAATGACCCCGCTATTCTAGAATCGCAAAGGACCTTAGACCTTACTAAAAGTCAAAGTGGGTTCTTTGGTGGTAAGAAATACGAAGATCGCAAAGAGTATCGCCAAGATCAATACACCATGGAAGGTGTAAGGAACATGGGAGGTGCAATAGGTGAAGCGGGAAAGACAGGGGGTGTAAGCGCCGAGTGTATCGCGGCGGACGCTGGAGCACGGTCACAAGGTGCGATGGCAGGAACTAGTGTTGCTGCTGGTGTTCTTGTTCCTGCAGTATCAAGTATTCCATATATTGGATGGTTGGCATCTGGTTGGGCATTACTCTTAGGACAGAACATTGGATCTGCGGCAGGATCTCAAGTCAATTCTATAATTAGTGATTGCTGACAATTAGGTTTACAAACTAAGTAAAATTAACTAGATAGTGTAGTTGCGTAAACTTTATGAAGTTTATTTTCGCATTCATCGCTACACTATTTTTTGCTGCTCCAACATGGGCAGTAGACGTACAAATGGGATCAAATGGTAATCTTGTATTTGACCCAGCAGAAGTAACAATATCCGCAGGAGAATCAGTTCACTTTGTAAATAATATGCTTCCACCACACAATGTTATTGTGGAGGATCGTCCAGACTTAGGTCATGAAGCCCTAGCAATGATGCCTGGTGAAGAGTTCGATGTTGCATTTCCCGAAGCAGGTGACTACACTTACTGGTGTGGTCCTCATAAGGGAGCAGGTATGATCGGAACTGTACATGTAGAATGATGAAAAAATTCAATGAGGTTACACTAAACATTACTGTAGCAATCATTGATTTCTTATATCAAGGCAGAGACTATCAAAGATTTTGGGTGCTTGAAGAAATCGCTAGGGCACCCTACTTTGCTTTTCTCAGTGTGTTGCATTTAAGAGAATCCATGGGGCTACGTGGTCCAGAACACATTTATCTGATGGAGGAACATTTTGCTCAAACTCTTAACGAAACAGAACATCTGGAATATATGGAATCTAGGGGCGGTAGTGCTTATTGGGTGGATCGCGCTTTCGCCAGACACCTTGTACTTATCTACTATTGGGTCAACGTGGTTTATTACTGGGTGGCTCCTAGGTCTGCTTACCATCTGTCCTACGAAGTAGAGATACATGCAGCAGAAACTTATGGAAAGTATCTTGCTTTGAATGGTCATGATGACAAGATTCTTGAGATTTTAAATGATGAATTAGAGCACTCAAGAGAACTACATAATGCGATGGAGATGATCAAATGAGTACATTGTTTGTATTTGCTTTTATTACGTTGCTAGTTTCTGCAATGCATCTAACATGGCCAGGTAGATACCGAGGTTAATTTTTAAAGAGGTAAAGGATGAAGGTAGGTTTAATTGGTCTTGGTAGAATGGGTGAGGGTATGTCTCGCCGCATGATGAAAGAAGGTATTGAAGTGTGGGGTTATAGGAGAAACTATGCAAAAGCTGAAGAAGCATATGAAAAGGGTTATGTCAGTGGAGTTGCCACTTCTTTGGAAAGCCTTGTTCAAATAGTTCATCATCAAGATGGTCAGGTAGGTAAATGCCCTGGTATCTTTCAACTTGTCATCCCCGCAGAATTAGTTGAGGACACACTAAATGAGTTACTACCACTACTTGGCGACGGGGATATTATTATTGACCATGGCAATAGCAACTTTAAGGACTCTCGCAGGAGAGCAGAAAGGTTGGCTAAACTTGGCATCCAATATCTTGACTGCGGTACTAGTGGTGGAGTTTATGGTCTGGAGCGTGGATACTGTCTTATGGTTGGTGGTGCAAGTGGCGCAGTATCTGTCTGTGCCCCCATTTTCCGCGCACTGGCACCTGGCATTACCGCTGCAGCCCGCACAGACCCTTACACAAACGCAACATCTGCTGAGTATGGTTGGTTACACTGTGGTGGACCAGGTGCAGGACACTTTGTCAAGATGGTCCATAATGGTGTAGAATATGGAATCATGCAAGCGTATGCCGAAGGGTTTAATATTCTCCATCATGGTGACCTTGGTTCCAAATATGTTAAGGAAGGGGATGCTGAGGTTGCTCCGATGGAAAATCCGGCAGACTATCAATATGATATTGACACTGTTGAAGTGGCTGAGCTTTGGCGTCGTGGTAGCGTGGTTGGTAGTTGGTTACTCGATCTTACCGCTGATGTACTA